TCCTGACACACATCCCAATGGGGTTTATGGAGACTACTCTTCAGATCCAATGGATTGGAATTATTTTGATAAGTGGATAGAAGAAATGTTTGAGGGTGACTATGAATTCTACAAAATGTCTACTAATGACGATTATACCAACTATAAAACTTTTAATAGCAGCGGTGATGCAATCAGCAAAAGAGGTGGATTGCAAGGAATAAGTTTTTGGGGAATTTTAGGAAGGAGGGAATTCGGTAAAACTACTGGATATAGAGGATTAAATCCATGTAGTCATGGATATAATTGTGGTTTTGGTAGTGCTGATAAATGGGCATACTATAAATATGGTGCGGGAGGATATCCTCAATATGGTGATACTATTGATATTGGTAGTGATACTGACGCAGACGAGAGATACATTTATCATAGAGATGCTCTCCAAATAACAGCATTAACATATGCTCCAGATTATATAAGAAACAGCTTTACAGCACATAAAGGATTTTACTGGAGAGGTAATTATATACAGCAGGTTTATGCTCCTTGGCCAAACTCCACACGAGATCATCATAAAAATACTGGAAGTGGAAAAAGTCCATGGTCTTGGCAAGGTAGACTCGGCATGAATGGTGGCGGAGGCGCAGGTGGATTTGAATTTTATAGAACACACAATGATGTTCCATTCACCATATTTGGTAAAGGTGCAAGTGATGGAACGCGTGGTCATGGTATCAATGATATGAATACGGACGAGTACTTAACATTAAAATCTGATGGTAAGAGAGCTATTAGACTTCCAGGTGGTGTTAATGGAAATGCGGGATTGGGAAGATTTGGTGCTGGCGGAGGAGGAGGAGGTGCAGGAGCATCTGGACCTAGAGTAGCTCCATCTTGGCCAGAAGAAGGTCCTAATGGAGAATATATTTACAGTAGTGGTCAATATATCAAGAATGGAGAGTATGTTGGTCCATATTATCTGGAAGATCCACAAAATCCAGGGCAACGTGCTAAATGGCCTCCTCATGATTTGGGGACACAAACAATAACAATTGCTTCCGAGGCAAACTGGAAGGATGGTGACATATATGATACCAACGTTGCGAACGTGACCAATGGTTATAGATCTTTTAATGCAACGTATGGGTCATTTTCATTTACATATTCTACCGACCATTGGCCTGAGGAATATTATAGGCAGATAGATGGTGCTTATGTCCCCCATGATGGTAGGTATGGCACATATCCAACTGGCATATTTCCTGGTGATGGAATCAATAAACCAGGTGGTAAAGGTGGTAGAGGGTCAGATCCCTTCACTATTATTAGAATAGACGTAAATCACCCATAGCAATAGGAAAGACTTATAAATAAAAAGAGTAATACTGGGGGAGAGTGAACCCAAATGGCAATTCAAAAGAATTTTGTCATTAAAAATGGACTGCAGGTTAATGAAAATTTAATCTTTGCAGACAATGATTCTGGTAAGGTTGGTATTAATACCACTCAAGCAGAACATGTATTTGACGTTAGAGGTGGAATAGGCGTATCGGATATATTTACGTCAGGAATTACAACTGGTCTTGGCGATCTTTTAATCGGAGCTGCTGGCACTGCATTTGCAGTTATGGTCAGTGCTGGAAATTCAGTTGGTATTGGCACAAGTTTACCACAATATCCATTACAAGTTTTTGGACCTGTATCTACAGGACAAACTGCTTTGGATGTCCGTGGTGACGCAAGATTTACTGGAAAAGTTAATGTAGGTGGAGCACTTTCATTAACCGACAGTTTGTATCTGTCCGGTAATTCTGATATATTTGGAAATATTGATCTCACTGGAGACATAGACCTTACAGGCAGTCTTACAGTTGATACAAATGCCACTGTTACTGGCAATATGTCAGTGGCTGGAAATACTGGTTTTACTGGTGATGTAACTATCGGCGGAAAGACCAACATTAATAACCAATTGCGTGTTAGTGGGGTATCTACATTTGTAGGAATATCAACTTTTGAAGATTATGTGGTCTTTGATAGCACTGGTGCTATTAGAGTGCCTAAGGGAGATACTTCACTTAGACCAATATCTCCAGATACAGGACAGATAAGATATAATACACAAACTTCTACATTTGAAGGTTTTGGTGCAGGAAATACTTGGGGATCTCTTGGTGGTGTCAAGGACGTTGACCAAGATACATTCATCACCCCAGAAGTTGCTGCAGGAACAGACGAAGATAGATTAGATTTTTACACTGCAGGACAAAATGTTGTTGCAGTATCGACAGACAGATCACATTTTGTTAACAGCGTTGGAATTGGCACTACAAATCCAGATGCAAATGCAGATCCAAACAATACAAGAGTATTGAATGTTGGAATTGTTACTGCAAATGATCTTTATGGAGATGGCACATATATTGGTTTAGATAGTTTAACATCAAGCACAACAACAACTGCAATTCCATTTACAACAAGTGCAACTATAACTGAGGGAATTGATAGACTTAATCAGTTGGCATATAATATCATTGCAGATACTGCAGTATCTGATGTAACGTTTACTCCTTCAAGCACTCAAGGTGGAGATCCATTCTCCATTGTCATAAATGTTGGACATAATGGAAATGCAAATCGTTATGATGTTGACTGGGGAGATGGCACTACAACTTTAGACTATTCTTCACCATCTATTCCTCATACATACAATACCTCTGGTGCTGGAGGAGTGTTTACAATTCAAGTAACAGCGAAAAATAATACTGGAGTTGGTGCAGGGTCATCATCAACATTTATACGGACTGATCTTATTACAGTTTATACTCCAGATCCAGGAATGGATTTTGAATTATATAGAGCATCTTCTGGAGGATCAGCTCTGAGTGGAAATGATTTATATGTTGTTGAAGGAGATTCACTATTCTTCGATAACGATACAACAAATACTAGTGGAGCAACTGTAAGTTATACTATAAATTGGGGAGATGGCACAACAGCAGAGTCCTCAATATCTGATGCTGATGCTGGAGGAGTCTCTGGACCAAGACTTCAACATACATGGGTTGATGGTAAAGCTAGTGGGACAGGAAGAGATACAGTAACACTGACGCTAGATTCTCATACTACTGCGAATCCAAATGTCATTCCAAGATCAACCACAAAGTTACTTAAGGTCTATGAAGATCCTGCTACAATAACTCCACCAGATGGATTGAGCACTAAAACTATTGGTATTACCAATGGCACAGGATCATCTCCACTTCTCGCATATGGATTTACCGATAATATCTCGGGTGGTGGTAGTTTATCCGCAGGAGATGCTGTAACAAGATATACCCCCTTTAGTGGACATATTACAGCTGGACCAATTTCAACTTTTGCATATAATGGAGATAGTGGAAGTCTTGTTGCAAAGGTCAATAATAACAGTAATGGAACTAGAGTATTGACTAGCGGAAGCGATGTTGGCACTTATGATAGTTTAGTAATTGATAGCGAAACTGATTATAATCTTTATAATGCTGCTGGAGTGAATGTTGGATTTAATAATAGCATATATGCTCCAGGAAACTTTAAGGGATTTAAGGCTAGAATTACAAGAGATATTTCTAATATTTCCACTGGCGTGAATAGTATGCAACTCTCCCATAGTTTAACTGGAGATACAAACATAAAAGAATTTGTAAAAGATGATTTGACCTCAGCACCAACAGTGCATATTGGAAGTGCAACTCTTACCGAAAATGTCGCAGGGACATATAGATATATTTCTGGCGTACCATACTATAATACAGGATCTCCAAGTTTAACTCTCTCTGGAGTGACTATTGAAGATTTGGTCGGACAAACTTATACCAACCAATCAAATATTGTTGAAGTAGATGATGGGACAAATTTAGAAAATACAACTTCAAATACTATAAACAACACGGATTATTCTTACGTTGATATTAATAATACAGGTAACCCCATGTTAACTGGGGCAAATCCAAATGTAAACATAGGAACAGCATCTCCATATCAAATCGCTGATCTGACAGTTCCTATTAATACATCAAATGTTATTGCAGTTGGAAGAATAAAGTTGCGTGCTAAAAATGTAAATGGCACTTCTTCATATACTTCAGATTTATCGCAATTAATTCAAGTGTATAAGCAAAGTCAAACCGGAATCAGTGAGATTGCTATAGATGTTAGCTCATCTTTAGGATCAACATATAATGATGATGGAGTCAGAATTTTCAACTTTAGCACAGAAACTACAGACAATCCATTATATAACAACCTAACCAATTTCTATACAAGTAGTCCATATACGGAGGTATCTGATCCTGGAGTTTCAGGCACTCAAGAAGCAACAGTTAGGATTGGTAGAATACAGCATGATGTAACTAATTATTCTGTAGGACACCTTCCCGCAGGACCTAATCGTAGTGGAGATACTGGCACTCAATACTTCACATTTGCATTCAGAAGAGAAGCGGTAAGTGGATTTAATATCAATATCCAAACATCTGGAATTGCAGGTCTGTGGATTGCTGCTCCTGGAACTCAGATAGATAATACAAGCACAATTAATGGTTGGTTGAGAGCAGATCAAGTTTACAATGGCAGTGGAATTCCTGGTGCAGACGTGCCTGCTGGTGGTAATGGTAGTAATGGTTGTGCAGCAAACTCTGGTGCAGTAATGGCACCGAATACAACGTTAAATGGAAACTATGCCATGACTCTTGGCACAGAATCTATGAGTAATGCAACTAATAATGTAGTCATTGTTAGAATTGCATTAACATCTAATCAAACAGTACACAGTCTCAGCATTAACTAATAGGAGAAATATTAAAAAATGTCTATTTCAACTTCACAAAAGGTAGATTATCTCTGGAAAAAAGTTGGTTACGGTGCTGCAAAGAGAGATGTTAATTCGATTCTTAATGCAACACAAGAGTCCGTAGCAAGTCCACTCATTCTTGTTGGTGGAAATGTCTGGTCTCAATCTCACTATATTCCAGATTCGATTCCAGCAACTGATATTTTAGGGGTTAATGTCTACCCAACAAATGTCCCTGTAGAAATATCATCTTTCGATACTGCTGCCAGACCAAATAGATCTTGGAATACTGGACTTAAAGATTGGATTCCCCCAGAATTTGGATCAACATATGTCGTAAAAGTATACGTACATACTTCTGGATTCCCATCATTAGCAGCATCTCAAGGCACTCAACTGTTTGGTGCAGGGTCTGGAAATCAAGATGAATGGTTTTTCGATTATCAATCAGGTACTCTGAATTTTATTGGAGAAAATCTTCCCAATGGAATTGATTTTACAGGAAAGAGTATCTATATTAGTGGCGCAAGATATACTGGTATTAAAGGTGCAGTATCTCCTGGTGCAGGAGTAACTCACACAAGTTTAAATGTAACTGGAATTACATCATTTACAAATGGATTAGATAATACTCTTGGAGATCCAAATACTGGATCAATTTTAGTTGATGGTGGAATTGGCATAGAGGGGAATGTCACTGTTGGTGGTGGATTATCTGTAACTGGCGACTCATACTTTGTTGGTATAGTCACATTTGCAGCAGGAACTGATGGCATCATTACTTTTGGTGATACGTCATCAGATAACGTTGTATTCCAGGCAGATATTGCATCCAATGTCATCCCAAATCAAAATGACCTTTATGATTTGGGATCACCAACTCAAGAATGGAAAGATCTCTATCTCAATGGAGTTGCAAATATTGACACTCTGAATGTACATGAAACTTTGGATGTTGCTGGTATTGCAACTTTTGCCAGTAATATTGATGCAAATGCAAATGTAGATATTTCTGGCACATTAAATGTTGATGGTCAAACTGACTTAGACTTAGTATATGTTTCAGAATCTTTAGATGTAAGTCTCAATACAGATATTGGTCAACATTTGACCGTTGGTGGTCAAACATTCTTTGCTGGAATAGCTACTGTTAGTGGTAATGCAGTATTCTCTAGTGATGTAAACATTGTTGGTGCTTTGGATGTTGACGGATCAACTACACTGGATGCAGTGAGCGTTGGCGAGACTTTTGATGTTGCAGGTAAGTCAGCATTCAACTCTACTGTTGGTATTAATACAAGTTTAAATGTTGCTGGAATAGCTACATTCTCTTCTGGTTTAGACGTAACCGGCATATCAACATTTACTTCGGATATTGATGCTAATGCTAACTTAGATGTTGATGGAAGAACTGAGTTGGATATAACCAATATCAGTGAGACATTAAACGTCGTTGGAATTGCTACATTTGCTGCAGATGTAGATCTCAATGCAGGATTAGATGTTGATGGAAATACAGAATTAGATGCTACCAATATTAGCGAAACCTTGAATGTTGTTGGTAATACAACTCTTCAGGCGGATCTCGATGTAGATGGTGCGACGGAATTAGATGCAACTAACATCAGCGAGACTTTAAATGTTGTTGGCAATACAACTCTTCAAGCCAATCTGGATGTTGATGGAAATACAGAATTAGATGCTACCAATATTAGCGAAACATTAAATGTTGTTGGCACTACCGATTTAAATTCTCAAGTTGGAATCAATACTAACTTAAATGTTACTGGTATTTCAACCTTTGCTTCAGCAGTAGATATCAATTCAGATCTTGATGTAGATGGTAATACTGAATTAGATGCCACAAATATTAGTGAGACCCTGAATGTTGTAGGCAACACAACTCTTCAGGCTAATCTTGATGTAGATGGTAATACTGAATTAGATGCCACAAATATTAGTGAGACCTTGAATGTTGTTGGTAATACAACTCTTCAGGCTGATCTTGATGTAGATGGTGCAACTGAGTTAGACGCAACTAATGTTAGCGAAACCTTGAATGTTGTTGGTAATACAACTCTTCAGGCTGATCTTGATGTAGATGGTAACACCGAATTAGATGCTACTAATATTTCCGAAACATTAAATGTTGTTGGTAACACAACTCTTCAGGCTGATCTTGATGTAGATGGACATACCGAATTAGACGACGTTAACGTGTCTGCAGCATCAACTTTCAGTGGAGCAGTTGATATCAATGCAGATGTTGACATTTCTGGATCGGTGGGTATCGGAACTGATAATTTCACATCAAAACTACAAGTTCACGGAACATTAGGTATCTCTGCTTCAGATGATCTAGAGTCTGGAAATCCTGGTGGAAGAACAAAATTAACTTCAAGTGCTACTGGATTTATTATTAATCATAATGATAATAGTGATACTATTTTCCAAGCACAAGGAGGTGAGACAGTTCGCATCACATCAGGTGGCAACATCGGAATCGGTTCCGCACAACCAACAGCAAAACTTGATGTTGATGGACATACTGAGTTAGATCACGTCAATGTTTCGGCAGCATCAACTTTTGGTGGACTGGTTGATATCAATGCCTCAGTTGATATTGACGGTCATACTGAACTTGATGATGTAAATGTTTCTGGTATTGCTACATTCTCTTCTGGTTTAGATATAACTGGTATATCAACATTCACATCAGACATTGATGCGAATGGTAATCTAGATGTTGATGGAAATACAGAATTAGATGCTACTAACATCAGTGAGACACTTAACGTTGTTGGAGATACAACACTGGTCAATCTGGATGTTGATGGAAGATCTGAATTGGATATTACCAATATCAGTGAGACGCTGAATGTTGTTGGAGTATCGACATTCGGTGGATTAGTTGATATCAATGCTGGTGGACAAGCAAATACATTTAAGGTTGAAGATTTAACCAATAACCGTGTCGTAGTAGCAGGTGTTGATGGTGAGTTGGAAGATGATGCAAATCTTACCTTTGATGGCACTACATTTACTGTGGGTGTTAATCTTGACGTTGATGGTCGCACTGAGCTAGATATTACTAACATTAGCGAAACCTTAAACGTCACTGGCATTGCAACCTTTGCTAATAATATTGATGCCAATGGTAACTTAGATGTTGATGGCCAGACTGACTTAGATACCCTCAATGTTAGTGATTCAGCTCAGTTCTTTAACGACCTTGTTTTGTATGGTGCCAATTATGA